TGCTAAACAAGAACGCATTAAAGCTGGTTCCAAGGAAAAGATGCGTCCTGTTGGGAGCAAAGGCGCTCCTACCGCCAAGGACTTTAAACAAGCAGCCAAGACTGCTAAAAAGAAATGATCAAGCGTGGGTCTGAAGAGTTTTCTGGTTATAACAAACCAAAGAAGACTCCAGGCCACCCCAAGAAAAGTCACGCAGTACTGGCAAAGTCTGGTGACCAAGTGAAGTTGATCCGCTTTGGACAACAAGGTGTTTCTGGTAGTCCTGATGGCTCCAAGAGAAACGAAGCCTTCAAAGCACGACACGCAGAGAATATTGCCAAAGGAAAGATGAGTGCAGCTTTCTGGGCAAACAAAGTAAAGTGGTAAATCATGAAATGCCCCATTGCGACATACGACATCAAAGCCAACCTGAAAAACAGGAATTGGGCTATTAAGAATGTTGACTATGGCCCTGCCAATCCAGAAGAAGAAAACGAAGAATACTGGCAGAACCTAGCCGACATTTGGAAAGTATCCATTGATGACGTTCAGGAAATGCGCTGCGGTAACTGTGCTGCATTTATTCAAACTCCTGAAATGCTGGATTGCATTGTTAAGGGAATTGATCAAGAAGAAGATGGGTACGCCACTGACGTACAAGAAGCCGCAGATCTGGGTTACTGCGAGTTGTTTGACTTTAAGTGTGCTGGTGACCGTACTTGCTCGGCATGGCTTACTGGTGGACCCATTACCCAAAAGATGACCAAGGGTCAGCAGAATATGCTGATGATGGCTAAAACCGAATACGACACAGAGGATGATGAATCATGATGCCAATCATTATGGAGTTTTTAAAGTCAATGGTTCCACAAGTTGCTACTGATGCAATGGGAACTGCGGCAACTGAAGCAGCGGCAAGTTCAATTCCGCAAGCAGTAGGTGATATTGCCACCCAATCTATTGGTCAACAAATCCAACCAGCTATGAACTTGTACAACCAAGTTACAGCCCCCGGTGCTACTGGTGGCGATATGGCCCGTTCTGCTTTTGAATACAGCATTCAGTCTGACAAAGATCCACAGAACAGGGTCACTATCCCCGCTATGGGCAACATGAACCCATACGCAAACATGGCAAACAATACCGTTGGAGGTATTCCATCTTTGCTGCAAAACACCCAATCTGGCTTACTGCCATTTTTTGGTTCACGCTAAGGAATTGATATGAACGAGAACCCAATGTTGATGGCAGAAACCCTGCAAGGCCAAATGGAGGGCGATGAGGTAATGTCAGAGGAAGAACTTCAAGGAGTTATTTCTGCTGAGATTTACGATGCCATCTCGTTTATTGATGACGACATTGGCGGTAATCGTGCCTTGGCTACTGGTTATTACTATGGCGCACCATTTGGCGATGAGGAAGATGGTCGCTCACAAGTCGTATCGATGGATGTGCGAGATACCGTACAAGGGATCCTGCCAAGCTTGATGCGTATTTTCTTTGGCCCAGAGCGTGTGGTTGAGTTTATGCCTCAAGGGGCAGAAGACATCCAGAATGCTGAACAAGCCACTGACTACGTTGACTTCATCTTTAAGCGTGACAACCCCGGATTTAAGATCCTGCACTCTGCTTTCAAAGATGCGTTGGTGCGTAAGTGCGGCATCGTGAAGTACTGGTGGGATGAGTCAGTTGAGGTCAGTGCTGAGTCTTTCTCCATGCTTGACGAGCAAAGCATGATGATGCTGATTGAGAATCCAGACGTTGAGATCTCTGCTGTCCGTGAGTATCCAGTGCCTGGAATGGAGCCAATGAATCAGGCTCAGGCCATCATGACCCCTCCTCCAATGATGTATGACGTTGAGATTAAACGCCGCATCAAAACAGGCAAAGTCAGGATTGAGGCATTGCCACCAGAAGAGTTCTTGATTGATCGCCGTGCTAAGTCCATTGATGAGGCTACATTTGTTGGTCACCGCACAATGAAGACCGTCAGCGACTTGGTTGCTATGGGTTATGACTATGACGAAATGGTCGAAGCATCAGGCAACGGCAACGACTTTGACAACAACCAAGAGTATCAAGCTCGTAACCCTTTTGCTGTTCTTAGCACCTCTAATAACGGTGACCCATCCAGCAAGAGTGTTCTGTACATTGAGGGCTACCTCAAGGTGGACTTTGATGGTGATGGCATTGCGGAGATGCGCCGTATCTGCACTATCGGTACAAGCAACAAGGTAATCCGTAACGAGATTGTTTCTGAGCGACAGTTTGCTGACTTCTGCCCAGATCCAGAGCCACACACCTTCTTTGGTATGTGTCCTGCTGATGTGGTCATGGACATTCAGCGCATCAAATCCAATGTCCAACGTGGCATTTTGGATTCCTTGGCCCAATCCATTCACCCCCGTACAGCAATTGTCGAGGGTCAGGCCAACATGGAAGATGTGTTGAACACTGAAGTTGGTGCTGTTATCCGCATGAGAGCGCCAGGAATGGTCCAGCCTTTTACAACTCCTTTTGTTGGTCAAGCAGCATTCCCCATGCTGGACTACTTGGACGACATCAAGCAGACCCGTACAGGCATTTCCAAGGCCGCTGCTGGCTTAGATGCTGATGCACTGCAAAGCACTACCAAGGCTGCTGTGTCTGCCACTGTCAATGCTGCTCACCAGCACATTGAAATGATTGCCCGTATCTTTGCTGAAACTGGCTTGCGTAAGCTGTTTACAGGCATCCTCAAGTTGGTTGTGGAAAACCAAGACCGTGCCCGAATGATTCGTCTGCGAAATACATTTGTGCCAATCGACCCCCGTTCATGGGATTCCAATATGGATGTCATCGTGAATGTTGGTGTTGGTGACGGAACAATTGAAGACCGCATCAATATTCTGAATCAAGTGGCAATGCGTCAGGAAATGTTGATTAAAGAAACCGGGCCAAATAATCCTGTTGTTTCTATACAACAGTACACCAACACATTGAACAAGATGCTTCAGTTGGCTGGCATTAAGGATTCGCAGAATTACTTTAACCAGTTACCTGCTGATTTCCAATTGCCAGAGCCACCACCACCTAAACCCACTCCAGAAGAAATGCTGGCGCAGGTTCAGGCTCAATCTATTCAGGCTGATATTGAAAAGAAAGCTGCTGAATTGCAATTGGACCGTGAAAAAGCATTACTGGCTGATGACCGGGAACGTGATCGTATTGAACAAGATGGTATCTTGCGTAGATATGAGCTAGAATTGAAATACGGTGTACAAATTCAAAGTGCAGAAATAAATGCTGCGATGAATAAAGACCGAGAGTTAATCCGTCAACAAGCTGCAATGAGTCAAGTGCCTCAACAGCCCCAACCTATGATGTGACATGGATGATTTAGAAATTAACCTCGCAAGAGGTGACAGAGCAAAACTTCTACTAGAGGACGAACTTCTGGTAGAAATGCTAAAGAAGATTGAGGATGATTGTTACCGTGAGATTCGGGCCTCCAAGTTAATGGAGGGTCCGATTAGAGAGCAAGCTTATTTGCTTTTGACCACGGTAGATATTCTGCGATCTAAGCTGCGTTCTGTTATGGATACCGGAAAGATGGCAGAAGTTGCTTTAGCTAGAACTCGTGGTCGTCCCCGTAAAAATCCAGAAATCATTTAAGAGGTAAATATGTCCGATAACGCACAAGCAGTCGGTTCGATTACAGTAAACCAAGCAGCACAGAGCTTTGCATCCATGCTAGACACTCAAGAGGGTGTTGACACTGGTGCAGAGGTGCAACCAGAGGAGGAGCAATCCGAACCTGAGTCTGAAGAGGTGGAATCTGCGGAGCCGCAAGATGAAACAGAAGAACCCTCGGAGGAAGTAGAAGGCGAAGACGAAGAGGCTGAAGAGCAACCCCAGAAGGAAGAGAAATTTGTCGTCAAAGTTGATGGCAAAGAAATCGAAGTCCCGAAGGAAGAGTTGATCCGAGGCTATCAACGTGAAGCTGACTACACACGGAAAACGCAGAAACTGGCAGAAGAGCGCAAATTTGTGGAGTCTGAGTTTCAGCAAGTACGTGGAGAGCGTGAACAATACGCTCAGATATTGGGGCAATTACAGCAGAAATTGCAGGAGTTTGAGCCACCAGAGCCTGATTGGAATCGTTTAGAAGTTGAAGACCCGACTGAATATGCCCGTCAATGGACATCACATCAGCGGCGTAATCAACAGAAGTATGCGATTCAAGCAGAGCAGATGCGGTTACAGCAATTGCAACAAGCTGAACAACAGAAGCAGATCCAATCTGTTTTGGCACAAGAAGTTGTTGCTTTGAAAGAGAAAATTCCAGAGTGGAGTTCTCCAGAGAAGGCCAAAGCAGAAGGTAAAGCTTTGATGGAATACGGTCAGAGCATGGGCTTTTCCGAGCAGGAACTGAACGGCATTACTGATTCACGGGCATTGCTTGCACTCCATAAGGCGTGGAAGTTTGACCAGATGATGAGTAAACGTCCAGAACTCCAAGCGAAGATTAAAAAAGCACCACGTATGGCAACTCCAGGTTCGGTGGGTAGCGTGAGTTCCAAGTCTGGTGATATTAACAACGCAAAAAAACGTCTTGCACAGACCGGAAGCGTCAGAGATGCCGCATCCCTTTTTGAAAAGTTTATCTGAGGATTTATCATGGCAGCAATTACCAACACCTATACCCGATATGACGCTAAAGGCATTCGGGAAGACCTCTCCAACGTGATCTATCAGATCTCGCCAGAAGAGACCCCATTCATGAGCAACATTGGCCGTGAGAACGTGTCCAATACTTTCTTTGAGTGGCAAACAGACGACCTTGCATCTGCCGTTACTACTAACGCCCAGATCGAAGGTGATGACGTTACCTCGTTCACAGCCGCAGTTCCTACAGTTCGTTTGGGTAACTACACCCAGATCAGCCGTAAGGATGTGATCATTGCTGGTACTTTGGAAGCTGTTGACAAAGCAGGTCGCCGTAGCGAACTGAGCTATCAAATGGCTAAGAAGTCTGCTGAGATCAAGCGCGACATGGAAGCCACAATGTTGGCCAACCAAGCCGCTGCTGCTGGCTCCACTTCTGCTGCCCGTACAACTGGCGCTCTGTTGGCCTTCTTGAAGACCAACACCAACGAAGGTGCAAGCGGTGGCGATCCTTCTTACACAACCATTCCTACTGATGACCGTACAGATGCCACTGCTGGCGACTTGCGTTCGTTCAGCGAAGTGTTGCTGAAGGACGTTATCCAGAAAGTCTGGACACAAGGCGGTTCTCCTTCCATCGTGATGGCTGGTCCTGTCAACAAGCAGAACCTGTCTAAGATGGCTGGCATCGCTGGTCAGCGCTTCAACGTCACTGGTCCTAAGCCATCGACCATCATCGGTGCAGCCGATATTTACGTTTCCGACTTTGGTAACGTCAGCATTGTTGCTAACCGCTTCCAGCGTGAACGTGATGTGTTCGTGGTTGATCCAGAATACGCAAGCGTTGCTTTCCTGCGTCCTTTCCAGACAGTCGAACTCGCCAAAACAGGTGACGCTGAGAAGCGTATGCTGTTGGTCGAGTGGGGCTTGAAGGTGAAGAACGAGAAAGCCCACGGCGCTGTTTACGACCTGAATAGCACGATTCAGGCTTAATCAAAAAGGGTGGGCTAATTACCCACCCTTTTTTTATCCTCTTACGACTATGACATCTAAACTTTTTGACTTTGATCCCATCACGGGAACAAAAAAAATGTGGCATTACGATGATGCTACGGATGAGGCAGTGATCGAAACCATCATGGATTTGTCTGGAGTTGTTGCTGACAACCAACAGAAATTCAATCAATTTGATGAAAGAGCCAACTGGAAAGGCGATATGCACCATGTTGCATCGATTCCTATGGCACTCTTTTATAAAATGAAAGCTGAAGGAAAACTTGATGACCAAGCTTATATGAAGCGTTGGCTCAACGACCCTGACAACCGAGCATTTCGCACACGACCTGGAGAAGTTTAATGGACAGTAAGACCATTGGGGTTTTGATCCCAACACGGGACTTTGTTAACGCTGGATTTGCCTACGATCTGGCACGTTTAGTTGGATTTACGGTGGGTTCATCCCACCACAAGGTAGTTTTGTACACAAGTTCTGGCACTTTGTTGTCAGCACAGCGTCAGGATTTGGCTAAATCAGCCATTGAAGCTGGTTGTACTCATACGATGTGGCTTGACAGTGATATGCGGTTTCCCAAGGACACCATCATTCGTCTACTGAAGCACGATATCGGGATTGTTTGCGCCAACTATGCCAAGCGTAGATTTCCCACCGAACCTATTGCTGTCCGCAAAAATGGTAAGGATGAGGATGCCAAAACAATTCAGAGGGTATATACTGAGGACCATTCAACCGGATTGGTTGATGTAGATTACTGCGGCATGGGCGTAATGCTTGTCAAAGCCGAGGTCTACAAGACAATGGAATATCCTTGGTTTGCTATCCCTTGGGTTCCAAACGCACAAGACTACATGGGTGAAGATGTTTGGTTTTGTCGCAGAGCCGCTGAAAACGGCACAAAAACATATATTGACCAAGATCTCTCAAAAGAGGTTCACCACATTGGTTCGTTTGAATTCAAGCATGAACACACAATAGCGTGTAGGGATGTAGAAAATGGCACTTGATACATTTGCGGAGCTTAAAAGCACGATAGCGGATTATCTAAACCGTGATGATTTGACATCAATCATCCCGAGTTTTATTTCCCTTGCTGAAGCAAAATTCAATCGAAAAGTTCGTACACGACAAATGGTTGTTCGTGCAGAGGGCCAAATTGATACTCAATTCTTTGCCTACCCAACTGATTGGCTTCAGGCGAAAGAATTTCAGCTTAACACCAATCCTATTATTAGGTTGAAGTTTGTAACTGAGGCTCAAGGTGACGAACTCAAAGCTTCAAGCTACATGGCTCCTGGACAACCGCTGTACTACACAATTGTTGGTAGTCAGATTGAATTTATCCCAAGTCCAGACACGACATACTCGGCAGAACTTACCTACTATGCTAAGATTCCTGCACTGAGTAACGCAAACACAAGCAACTGGCTATTGGCATATGCCCCAGACTTGTATCTGTACGGGTCTTTGCTTGAAGCCTCTCCATACCTTAAAGACGATGAGCGTCTAGCAGTATGGAGTCAGTTATACACCAATACACTGGGGGATATTGAAGTAGCAGATCAACGGGCTTCTGTTTCTTCAACTCCTGTTGTCAGAGCCAAAACTTTGGGGTAATAAATGTCATCGTTTACAGACTACAGCGAAAATTTGGTTCTAAACTTTTTGTTTACGACCAATACAGCTACACGCCCAACAGCTTGGTATGTTGGCCTATTTACGGCTGCGCCATCTGATGCTGGTGGCGGTACTGAGGTGTCCGGCAATGGCTACGCACGAAAAGTGACAGGCACAATCAGTGTGTCTGGTACATCACCCACATTGGCCACAAACGCAGCGGCCATTGAGTTTGCGGCGGCATCTGGTGGCAATTGGGGAACGATTACACACGTTGCGATTTTTGATGCACTTACATCCGGCAATATGCTGGGCTGGGCTGCACTAAGTTCATCGCGCACGATCAACGATGGCGACATCATTCGCATCCCTGCTGGCGATTTGGACATTACATTGACTTAAAGGATTCCTCATGGCCTTGGTGCTTAAAGATAGGGTCAGAGAGACTTCTGAGACAACTGGAACTGGATCAATCACCCTGGGTGGTGCATTGGCTGGGTTTCAGTCGTTTTCTGTCATTGGCAATGCCAACACCACTTATTACGGCATCGTCAATGCTGCGGCCAATGAGTGGGAAGTGGGTATCGGCACATACACGGCATCTGGCACGGTGCTGTCGCGTGACACCATCTTGGAGTCCAGCAATGGCGGCACTGCTGTCAACTTCTCTGCTGGGACAAAGGATGTCTTTGTCACTTACCCAGCAGAACGGGCGGCATCGACTGACACACTGGCAACACCCCCTGCAATCGGCGGCACAACCCCCAATGCCGGTACGTTCACAGAAGTTGCTGTAACCACTGCAACAGGTGACTCAGCGTTCAACGAGAACGACACCATCACAGGGTGGCTTTACTCTGGCAATAGCTTCTTTATTGGAAGTCAGGAATCATCACCAACGGGTTTGTTCATTGGCAACAATGGCACAAAGATGTATGTCAACGGAAGCACTGGTGATGACGTAAACGAGTACACGCTTGGCACTGCATGGGACATCACGACTGCCACGTTTGTTACTACGTTTTCAACTTCGGCTCAAGACAACTCACCGCAAGATGTTTTTTTCCAGCCTAATGGTTTGTCAATGTTTGTTATTGGAAGCGCAAGTGACCTAGTTTTCCAATATACCCTTGGAACGGCTTGGAGCGTTGCTACAGCTTCCTATGCAAGCAAGTCATTTAACGTTGCGTCACAAGAAGGTACGCCAACTGGTTTATGGTTTAAGCCAGACGGCACAATAATGTATGTGATTGGAACGTCTCAGGATACAGTTTTCCAATACACGCTTTCAACTGCATGGGACGTATCTACCGCTTCTTACGGTGGAGTTTTCTACAGCGTTGTGGTGCAAGAGGGTGCAGCTAACCAAGTAAACCTAAGTGATGATGGCTTGAAGATGTGGGTGCTCGGAACGATTGGCGATGACATCTGGGAATACAACCTTGGCACAGCATGGGATGTCAGTACCGCAACACCTGTCAATAATTTCTACATTGGTTTCCAAGATGTAACCCCTAACGGATTATTCATCGACAGCACCGCAATAAACCGCGTTTACACGGTTGGCAGTACAACAGACGCTGTTTATCAGTACAACACCGCCAACAATGCCGTAAAGCTGGACACAAGCAGTTTGGCTGTAGGCGGTGCTTTAAGGGCAAACGGGAACTTTGTTGCTGGCGCTAACGCATACGTTGATGGGACTCTGGGTGTTCAAGGCACATTAAACATTGGCGGTACAAGTAACTTTGCATCTGTAAACGCTGCTGGAACGGTAGCACTAGCCACCTCGACTGGAGCGCAAACGGCTGCGTTTGCAAGCGGCGCAACTATTTCAGGCAGTTTGAAAACGGTCAACATCGGCACTGCTGGCGTTTCTGGCTCCACGACCAACATCAACATTGGCTCTGCCGTATCTGGTTCGCTTGGAACGACAACCATTAGCGCACCTACGGTCAACATCTCCACTGGAGCAAACGGGGTAAACATCAGCAACGGCGGTACTGTTACTGCGATTACGAGGACTGCTGCTGGTAGTGGGTATACGAGCGTCCCCTCGGTTGCTATCAGCGCACCGACCACTGCTGGCGGGGTTCAAGCTACTGCAACAGCCACCGCAGTTATCAACGGAATTACAAGCATTCAATCTGGTGGGACTGGCTATACAGTTAACGATGTTTTGACTGTTGTTGGCGGAACTGCAACTACGCAAACGACACAACTGACTGTGGCTACAGTTTCAGCAGGGGTCATTACGAGCGTAACGGTTACACGGTTTGGTACATACTCAACTACACCGACAAACCCCGCATCTGTTACTGGAGGCACAGGAACAGGCGCAACATTTAACCTGAACTACGCTGTTCAAACATCCTTCACCATCACCAACGCTGGCTCTGGCTACGTTGAACAACCCACTGTGACCTTCTCAGGTGGCGGTGGTAGCGGTGCTGCTGCTTATGCGACTGTGGGGTCTGGGACGACTGTGCAATCCATTGGTAGCACAATGTCGCTTAGAACTCCGGGCGGTGAGGCATTGCGTCTTTTTGATGCTGGCGGAACTGGCGTTAATTATCTTGGAGTTCAAGGTAGAACAGCAGGTAACGGCCCTTTAATCACAGCGCAAGGCTCGGATACAAACATTTTTCTGGGATTGTCCAGTAAAGGCACATCGCAGATTGGTTTGTACACCAACAACGCTGCACAAGAACAACTCCGTGTAGCCCACACAGCCTCTGCTGTGAACTTCGTACAGGTGACGGGGGCGGCTACTGGTGGAAGACCTGTAATTTCTGCTCAGGGTTCTGATGCGTCAGTTAATATTGTGCTTGCAAGCAAAGGTTCTGGCTCTGTAGGACTTAGAACCGATTTAAGCACAACGCAACTATCTGTAATTCATACTGCATCAGCCGTTAATTTTTTACAAGCTACAGGTTCTGTTGCAGGTTCTGCCCCTGCATTTAGTGTTGCTGGCACAGACACCAACATTGACCTTTCTCTGACACCCAAAGGAACAGGCAACGTGCGTTTCGGTACATACACAGCAAACATGGCTTTGACCATCCAAGGCTACGTTGAGATAAAAGACTCGGGCGGTACAATCCGCCGACTTGCAGTTATTGCTTAAATAGGAGAAATCATGGCCCTCATCAAATCAGTCGATACAGACTTCGGCATCCCCGCGACATACTGGAACATCGGTGCTGTTCAAGAAGACTTCAAAGGCAAAGGCACTGAAGTGACCTTCTACGGCTACGCATCCAAAGAAGCCCGTGAAGCTGGCAAGCAGCCACTCTCCGCTGGCAAGGTGCAAGTTGCTGGTGACGAGTATGTGGCTGGTGCTGACCGCGCTGCCCTGTACGCCATCATCAAGCAAAAGCCCGAGTTTGAAGGCGCAGAGGACGCTTAATGTTATTTGGCGTTTCAGCGTTTTCTGTTGCACCTTTTTCGAGTAATTTATCTAATATTTACTCGGCATCAGCTACGCTTGCGTCCGAAAGCGCACTGACTGCCAGCGCCAATTTTGTTTATGGGGCTGCGGCCACAATCGCATCCGACAGCGCCATCAGCTCCAGCGCCTTCAGATATGTTGTTGGACAAGCAACTATTGCATCAGACAGCGAAATAAGCGCAAGTGCTTTGAGATATGCAGTAGGTCAGGCCACCATCTCATCAATATCCAGCATTGCAGCGGCATCCAATGTTGAACTCAATGCTAGGTCTGTATTAGCAGCATCCAGTGCGTTTGCCTCTTCTGCTATTTACATTACTAGCCCATCGGCTATACTTTCTTGCGCCTCAACAGTAAATATAATTGTTCGCAAAAAGTGGGAAAATGAAGTTGACATTCCAGAATCATGGAATGATATCAATGACATTAGCGCAACTTGGACAAAAATTTCAGATATAGCAGAAAGTTGGACACCAGTGTCAAACAATTCTAGCACCTGGACTCCAGTTGCAAATGAATCTCAAGCTTGGACAAAAATTCACTAGGAATTTATATGGCAGATACCACAACAACCAACCTCGGCTTAACCAAACCAGAAGTTGGCGCGTCAACTGACAGTTGGGGAACAAAGATCAATGCGGACTTTGACAGCATTGATGCTTTGTTTGATCCTGGTCCAGTGCTGAAGGTTAACAAGGGTGGAACTGGTGCGGCAACAGCGTCAGGGGCTAGGACAAACCTTGGGGCCACCACTTTGGGCGGAAACTTGTTCACAGTGACAAACCCGTCTGCTGTGACATTTCCTAGGTTTAACGCAGACAACTCTGTGTCGGCCTTGGGTGCTTCAGATTTCAGAACGGCCATTGGCGCCGATGTGACCTTGACAGGTACGCAGACGCTGACCAACAAGACGATTGCCTACGCTGACAATACGCTGACCGGCGTTGTGGGTACGACTGCCACGCAGACGGTGACGAACAAGACGATTGAGGCTGGCACGTTCACCAACGGGTACACCGAGGAAGTGGCAACAGCCAACACTGGCACAACCTACACGATTGATCTGGCCAACGGCTCAGTCCAGATCCTGACGCTGACAGGCAACTGCACATTCACATTCCCAACAGCCACTGCTGGCAGAAGTTTCATCATGCTGTTGAAGCAAGACGGTACAGGCTCACGCACAGTGACTTGGCCTTCTGCTGTGAAGTGGCCTAGTGCGACTGCGCCAACGATCACTGCCACTGCATCCAAGCTGGACAAGTATGTGTTCACGGCTGACGGGACCAACTGGTACGGATCAGACGCTGGCAAGAACTACACGGTGTAAAAATGAACGCATCTTACATTTACACGCTAATTGACCCACGCAACAACTTGCCATTTTATGTTGGCAAGGGCAGTGGGGAGCGTTGTAATGCTCACGTTGCAGAAGCCAAATACTATGTCCAGCGCAAATCACTTAAGCTCAGCAAAATTCGCAAATTGATGCGTCTTGGCATGGCGCCAATTGTTATTAAGCTGGTAGAAAACGTATCTGACAAACAGGCGCTTGACCTTGAGTGTTTGCTAATCGCTGAAATGCGTGACTTGGGTTTTAAACTAACCAATATGACTGATGGCGGTGATGGCGCTCAGGGGTACAAGCACACTGAAGAACATAAGCAAATGATGCGTGAAAAGTTTAAAGGCAGGGTTTTCTCGGAAGAGCATCAAAACAATATGCGTAAACCCAAATCCGAGCAGGGCCGTAAAAACATTGCTAAGGCACGTCTTGAAACTAATTACCGTCCGTCAGAAGAAACAAAAAGTAAAGTATCAGAGGCTTTAAAAGGTAGGCCCAGCCCAATGAAAGGCAAAACTCATACTGTTGAGGCTTGCTCCAAAATGAGTGCACATCGAAAAGGCATTCCAAAACAAAAAGTTCAGTGCCCTCATTGTCAAAAAGCAGTAGCTGTTAACACAGCTAACCGTTGGCACTTTGATAACTGTAAGGAAATCAAAAATGTTTAGTAGTAACAGTAGTCAAGTATCAGAAGACGCAAATTATATAGAGTCATGTTTCAGCACTTACCTTTACACAGGCAACGGCTCTACACAGACTATCACCAATGGCATTGATCTGTCGGGCAAGGGCGGGCTGGTGTGGAGAAAATTACGAAGTGCTGCTGGCGATAATATTTTGGAAGACACGGTAAGGGGCGCGGGTAACTACTTACTTTCTAACGCAACTAATGCGTCAGCATTTTCAGCCAACCTTATCACTTCTTTTGGAACAACAGGTTTTACTACTGGCCCCGGTAGTAATGCCAGTAGCTCCACCTACGCTTCATGGACCTTCAGAGAGCAGCCAAAGTTCTTTGATGTGGTGACGTATACGGGGAATGGGACAAACCAAGTAATTAACCATTCTCTCACCTCAAATCCCGGTTGCATCATTATTAAATGTACTAGCGACGCAGATCAATGGATGGTCTATCACAGGTCTCTTGGGACAAGTAAATTTATATATTTAAATACAACAGGGTCTGAGCAGACGTTTTCATGGCTTTCTTCCGTTGGAGGTACGTCATTTACTCTTGATGGAGGTTCTTCGCTTTATAACGCTTCTGGTCGCACCTACGTAGCCTACGTCTTCGCCCATGACGCAGGAGGCTTTGGCCTGACGGGTACGGACAACGTGATTTCGTGTGGGTCGTTTACGACTGATGGCTCTGCAAATGCAACTGTAAATCTTGGATATGAGCCGCAGTGGGTTATGTGGAAAAGTAGCACAGCAAGTGACCTGTGGCAAATTTCAGACACCATGCGCGGCTGGTCTAACCGTAGCGGTGGTAGAAATTGGCTCCGTGCTAATGAATCGGACGCCGAGACAGTTGGCGGCGATGGGTTCCCAACAAGCACAGGATTTGAAGCACGTGGCTTGTCTGGTTCTCAAACCTACATCTACATAGCCATACGCCGTGGCCCGATGAAAGTGCCGACAACGGGTACGAGTGTGTTTTCTCCAGCAATAAGAACTGGTACTGGTTCTGCTGCAACTATTTCAGGTTTAAATTTCCCACCAGATTTGGTGATTGACCAAATTAGAGGGGCTTCAGGTAATGCGACTACTGTTGCAGATAGATTAAGAGGAAGGGCAAATTATCTTGCTACAACAAACACAGATGCTGAACAAACAACTAGTTCATCCACACAAGATATAACATCATTTAATATGGATGGTATTTCTCTTGGAACAAGTTTTAACAGCGCAATAAATGGAACTGGTAACACAACTATTAACTGGTTCTTCAGACGCGCCCCCGGCTTCTTTGATGAGGTTTGCTATACGGGGACGGGAGTTGCACGGACTGTGGCGCACAACTTGGCAGCAGTGCCTGAGTTGATGATTATTAAAGGCAGAAGTTATGTTGAAGACTGGGCTGTTTATTCTGCATCTTTACCCAACACTCAAGCTTTGAGATTGAATTCTGCGGGTTCACCTATTACTAATTCACTTTATTGGAATTCAACGACTCCAACTTCTTCGGTATTTACAGTTGGAACAAGAGTGGAGGTAAATAATAGTGGTGGTAGTATTGTTGCCTACCTATTTGCAACTTGCCCCGGCGTAAGCAAAGTCGGCAGCTACACAGGCAATGGCAGCAGTCAGACAATCAACTGTGGCTTCACTGGCGGCGCAAGGTTTGTGATGATCAAGCGCACTGACGACACTGGTGATTGGTACGTCTGGGACACAGCGCGAGGTATCGTCAGCGGTAACGATCCGCACCTCAGCCTCAACACAACGGCAGCAGAAGTCACAACGGACGACACCATTGACACTGACAGCACAGGCTTTGTGGTCAACCAAGTCTCTGCAACGAATGTGAACGTGAGCAGCGCGACTTACATCTTCTTGGCAATCGCATAAGGAACAACTATGCAAATCAGAATCCGACAGACAGGCGCAGTGATGTACGAGGGTGAGTTCCGTGCAATGCACTCCAACACCTCAATGCCTCCGCAACTGAGCGAAACCCTTATCAACGACTTGGGCGCTGATGTGGTCTTTGAAGGCCCACAGGCGCAGCCGACACGCTACCAAGTTGGCTTTGCTGACGGCCTTGAGCAGATTGACGGCAAGTGGTACACCAAGTACAGCGTGGCCGACATGGATCAAGAGGCTAAAGCAATCAAGGACGCAGAGCAAGCCGAAAAGACTCGCAGTCAGCGTACTGATAAACTCAAGGGCAGCGATTGGACACAGGTGGCAGACGCGCCAGTGGACAAAGCCGCATGGGCCACCTACCGCCAAGCACTGCGCGACATTACGGCGCAACCAGGCTTTCCTTGGGACACCCAATGGCCTACTCAGCCGGAGTAAGCCATGAGCGAACAGATAGATGCAACGGAGGCCAGATTGACTACGCATGAGCAAGTTTGCGCTCATCGCTATGAGGGCATCCAAAAATCTTTTGAGTCAGGCTCCAAGCGCATGGCAAAAATTGAGTATCTGCTTTATGCGGTAATTGCTGCTGTATTGCTCGGTCCAGGTGTTGCTGCTGAGATGGTTAAAAAGATTTTCGGACTCTAATGGCTAACATCAAACAACAATTAGACAATCCTGCCTTGCCTTCTTTAGGCTTGTCGGGTGCTGTCTATTCTCAGGATGTCCAGAACCAAAACAATGGCATCTTGAGGTTGTTTTTTACCAAGATTGTTAACGTCATTGGTTCTTTGATTGGCCCTTCTGGTGGAAAGTACCTTAACTTTCCCTATGGTGCTTTTCATAACGAAACAGACCAAGTTGCTACCAGTACAACTGATGCCTATCCTGTTTTCTTTCCAAGTACAGACTTTTCTAATGGCGTAAGCATTGCCAGCAATTCACGGATTACAGTTGCTGTAGATGGAATTTGGAATTTGCAGTTTTCTTTGCAAATCAAGAATGTAAGCAACGATGGTCAGGACTTTGATATATGGTTTCGCAAAAACGGAACCAACATTCCCAATTCAAACAGTCGTTTTCATGTCGCCGCTCGTAAGTCTACTGGTGACGCATCTCACATTGTTGCAGCACTAAACTTCATGGAAAGTCTATCAGCGGGTGACTACATTGAAATTGTTGGGAGAGTCACAAGTCTTGATGTTACTCTTGAGGCATTTCCTGCAAGTACAAGCCCAACTAGGCCAGCAATCCCATCAGCTATTGCTACCATGACGTTTGTGTCTAACCTACCTAACCAATAAAACATCATGGCCTACATCCCACTTCAAATACCCCCAGGTGTCTATAAGAACGGTACTGAGTACCAATCAAAAGGACGCTGGAATGGATCTAACTTGGTTCGCTGGTACGAGAACACAATCCGTCCTGTTGGTGGCTGGAGAAAACGTTCTAATACTCAGATGAGTGGACTTGCTCGTGGCCTTATTAATTGGCGCGACAACTCCAACAATAGACGAATTGCTATTGGCACACATTCAAATCTATACGTGATGAATGAGAATGGCACTGTATTTGACATTTCGCCAACCAGTTTGGTCACTGGTAATGCAGATGCTTTGCTGAAGATTGGCTATGGATACGGCACTTATGGCAGTTCTGCTTATGGTGTAGCAAGACCCGATCTTGGTCAGTTTATCCCTGCAACAACATGGAGTCTAGATACCTTTGGTGAGTATCTTGTGGCTTGCTCTACCAAAGATGGACGATTGCTAGAGTGGCAATTGAATACATCAAATGATGCTGCGCCCATTACTAATGCGCCAATAGATTGCACTGGATTGATTGTTACGCAAGAGCGATTTATCTTTGCTTTGGGAGCAGGTGGTAACACTCGCAGGATTGCGTGGTGCGATCAAGAAAACAACACCGTATGGTCACCTGCTGCAACCAACCAAGCGGGTGATTTTGAGCTAACCACTATTGGCTCTTTGATGTGTGCAAAGCGGATTCGCGGAGCAACAATACTGTTTACAAACGTAGATGTACACACAGCAACCTATATTGGCCCACCTTTTATTTACGGTTTTGAACGTATTGGCGCTGGTTGTGGGGTTATCTCAAAACAGTCTGTTGCTGTTATTGATAACGCTTGCATTTGGATGTCTGATTCTGGTTTCTGGATTTACGATGGTTTTGTAAAACCAATCAAATGTGATGTTGGCGACTACATATTTAAGAATCTGAACTTTACACAATCTTCTAAAGTTTATTGTGTTCACAATTCTACATTTGGTGAGATTTGGTGGTTTTATCCAAGTTCTGCCTCTAACGAATGTGATTCGTATGTCACATACAACTATCGTGAAAACCATTGGGCAATTGGTACATTGGCCCGTACTTGTGGTACAGACCGTGGGATTTTCTCTAACCCACTGCTGATGTCAACAGATGGGTATCTGTATGAGCATGAGGTTGGCTTTGCTTATGACGGTCAGACATTGTTTGCGGAGTCTGGGCCTGTTGAGTTGGGTGCTGGAGACAGGTTAATGACATTAACTGGCCTCATCCCTGATGAAATGACTGCTGGTGATGTACAAGTGCGGTTTAGCACCAAGCTGTATCCCAATGCAACAGAATACAACTACGGGCCTTACTCTTTAAATTCACCAACAAGTGTACGTCTTACTGGGCGGCAGGTCTCGGTAAAGATTGAAGGTGTTGATCTTACTGATTGGCGAGTAGGTGTTATTCGTTTCGATGGCAAGCTTGGAAGTATGCGCTGATGGATTATGAAAAGTACAAGGTCGATGGTGAATTACCACTATGGGCCTTGCTTTTCCAAAAAGTACAGAAAATACTTGAACCTGCTTTAGAATACGATAACACTTATAACATTCAAGATGTAGCAGATTGCATCGCAGATGGCTCAATGCAGCTATGGCCTAGTAGTAATAGTGCTGTAGTGACGCAAGTGCAAAACTTTCCAAGGATGAGGGTATTGCACATTTTTTTGGCTGGTGGCAATCTAGATGAACTAGAAACGCTAACCCCCCATATTCAGAAGTTCGCTGAAGACATGGGATGCCGTAAGATCACCTTAACAGGGCGTAAGGGCTGGTCAAGAACTTTTGTCACTAAATTCAACATGAAGCCAACACATTATTGGCTTTCAACGGAGGTGTAATTATGTCTGGTGGTAGCAGCCAAAGTACGCAGCAGCTTGATCCTGCACTGCGTGATGCGTTTCTTGGAAACGTAACCCGAGCAACAGGTGTTTCTGAAGGATTGCAAGCCCGAGAGTTTGCTGGGTTTACTCCTGATCAGCAGCGATCTTTCGCCGTTGCTCGACAGTTTGCTGACCCAAACAGTCAACAGATGCGTCAACTTAACACTTCTGCCAACCTAGCAACAAGTGCTGGTTTGTATAGCCCTCAACAGGTTAATGCACAAGATGTGGCCGCCCAAGGCTATTCTGCCGCACAAGCCCAAGCCGCACAACTTGGCCGTAATGCAGTTCGTGATGTAAATGCCGAGCGTATTGCTGCTGACAGGGTAAGTGGCGCTAACGTAACATCTGAAGCGTTGGGCCAAATTGCTCCACAGGCTCGACAAAATATACGTGATATTCAAGCTGGTTCTTTTTTGAACCAGAACATTGAACAGTACATGAATCCTTACACTCAAGCAGTGACAAACCAAAGTTTGGCTGACCTTGAGCGTTCGCGTCAATTACAACAGCAACAAACTTCTGCTCAAGCTACTGCGGCTAAGGCTTTCGGTGGTTCGCGCCAAGGTGTTGCTGAAGCTGAAACCAACCGTGCTTTTGGCGAAAATGCTGCTCGTTTAGTTGCTCAACAAAATGCTGCTGGTTATGAGGCTGCACAAAGAGCCTCTGAGGCTGATCTTGCTCGTGCCATGCAAGCACAGCAGTTGAATCAAGCTCAAGATGCTGCTACCACACAACAGTCTTTGCAATTGGCTGGTCAATTTGGTCTTGCCAATCAACAAGCAGGTTTGAGTTCGGCTCAAGCAAACCAAGATGCTTTGCTACGTGCTGCTTTGGCTAACCAAGGCTTTGACTTCAATGTTGGTCAGCTTAATACGCAAAATCAACAGCAAACTAGCTTGGCAAATCAAGCGGCCACAAACCAAGCAAGCCAATTTAGTGCTGCCGCACAAAACCAAGCCAGCTTGGCAAATGCTCAGAACTTTTTGCAAGCCAACCTAGCTAATCAAGGTGCTGGCCTTCAAGCTAACCAACAACGTCTTGGCGCTTCTGGTCAACTTGCTAATGTGGCTGGTCAAGGTCAGCAAATGGGATTTGCGGGAGCTAACCAGTTGGCTCAACAGGGTGCTGCACAACAGCAGTTCTCTCAGGCGCAATTGGATGCAATCCGCAATCTGCCACTGGAACAACAACAGATCATCAACCAAGCATTGGGTCTCAATGTTGGCGGTGGTTCTGGTATGCAGCAACAACAAACACAACGCTCGGGCTTGCTTGGCGTACTTGGCTTGTAAGGAGTTTTTATGCCCATCAATTTTGGCTTATTGTCAAACGCTGCTCTTACTGGTCTTGGTGAACAGGAAAGGGCAGATCTTCAAAAGCAAGCCACTACACAGTTCTTGCTTGGCTCTTTGTTAAGCAATGACCCTTCTATGGGTTTGCGCTCTGCTCTTAGTGTTCCTGATCAATACACAACTGCTCAAAAAGCTATTACAGAGGCACAACAAAAGGCCGCTGATCGTCAAGCTGTTGCTGGCTTTCAACAGAAATACTTGCCTACACAGTTCAATGAGTCAAGCCCACAGTTCACAGGACCAGTAACTCCTGATGTTGAGGCTCGTCAGAATGAATTGGCTACTGCTCGCGCACAGGGTTTGCCTTTCAACATCCAGAATGCTTTGCAGGATGTTTTGCGACTGCCTCCAACAGTACAAGGCCCAATCCGAGAGACCATCACTGCTTTGCAACCTCGTGTTCAGGGTGATTTGCTGCTTAATCCGAACATGGAAATCTTGCGTGGTTTGCCAACTCAAAAGGATGGTGTTGCAAGTCAATACAACCCACTGACAGGTGGCTTCTCTTCTGCTCCTGTGCAGAGATATATGGAGTCAAGAATCTTGACGACTCCTCCTGAAGTGTCAGCCAATACTATGCTTGGCATTACACCTCAAGGCAGTATTCAGCAAATGGCTATTCCGGGTTCAGCACAAGCAGTTAGCACAATTGAAGGTGCTAGGGCTGTTGGTCAAGCAGCGGGTCAAGTTGAACGAGTGCTGAATCCAAGAACTCAACAATTTGAATTTGTGCCTAGGGCATCTCTTCTTGGTGGCCCAGCATCTACAACAACTGCTCCAGGCACTGGCGGTGCTACGACCACAAGAGGAGGCGCTATCGCTTCACTTTCTCCGGCTCAAGAAGCAATTAACAAAGCTGCTGCTGATCGTTACAACGAGTTTACTAAGACAGCGCAAGATTCTGCTCTGACTGTTGGTGATCGTAGACGCTCTGCTGAGTATCTGTACAACGCTGCTGAACAACTTGATCCAAACAAGGCAACCGAGTTCCTTGCAACTGGTGCATCGTACATTCGTGCGATTCCAGGTGTTGGCGACAAGTTTGACTCTTTTGTTGGCAACGTCAGTATGTTCAACAAGACACGCTCTGAGGGTGTTCTTAAAGGTCTGGAAAGCATCAAGGGTAACGCCAACGCATTTGAAGGCTCTATCGTTGATAAGGCCACTACTGGTGTGACAGATCCCAAGTTTGTTACCAAGTACTTGTCTGCAATTGAAATTGCTGCTGCGGACAAAGATCTTGCTCGTCAGACTTTCTTGGATAACTACACTGGTGATCCAAAGGGTGTGTTTACTGCTTGGCAGAATTCACCTGACAACCCAAGGATCTACAACCATCCAAAAGTCAATCAGTTCTTAACAGAACAGATTAGTTCTTGGCAACGTGGCGGCTCACAGGGCGCTCCAGTTCTCCCTTCTGGCTTTACAGCGGGGCGTAGCAAGTCAACTGGCGCAGTCCAAATTAAGAAACCTGATGGCTCTATTTTCGTAGTAGGTCAATAATGGCAACTAAAGACGAAATCTTTGCATTCGCTGCTCAAGAGGCAGAGCGCCAAGGGGTTCCTCTGTCTTTGGTGCAAGGCGTTATTGAAGCTGAGTCTGGTGGCAAGTTTGATGCTCGTGGTCCTAAAACACGATCAGGAGAGACTGCGTTTGGTCCAATGCAGTTGATGGCTGGTACTGCCAAAGATCTTGGCGTTAACCGCATGGATTGGGCTGACAACATCCGTGGTGGCGTGAAGTATCTTGGTCAACTGAGCCAACGCTTTTCTTCACCTGAATTGGTTCTTGCTGCTTACAACGCCGGTCCTGGTAATGTGGAAAAGTATGGTGGAGTTCCACCATTCAAAGAAACCCAAAACTATGTGAAGAAGGTCCAAAACTTTATGTCTAAACCTACAGACGATGATTTTGTTCCATTTGAGGCAGCACCTCAAAAGGGAAGAGACACCGCAATCGATGTTTCTTTTCCTCAGGGTATGGGTGATCAGCAAAGTACACGCTCAATGCAGCCTACTCAACAAGCGGCTGATGACTTTGTTCCGTTCTCTGCTGCACCAGCGCCAGCACCTACTAACCGTCCAACACCAAACGTAGCCAACATTGTTGACGCTGTTAGAGCGCAAGCTAATCAGCCACCTAATCAATTCTTGCAAGACGTTCGTGCCAGCTTCAATCCTTTGGATGTGTTTCGTGGCAAGACAACCACAGGCCAATTGGCAATGGGTGCTGGTAACCTGATCAATACAGGCATCCAAAATGTCTTGGGTAGTCTTGGAGTTTCTGATGAGTACATGGGCAGAACTCCTGCTGCACCTACTCCTGCTGCTCCTACACAGTCCATCAGCGACATCATTAGTGGGGTTGCTAAAACGGCTCAGGAGCGCCCCGGACTGCTTGTTGGTAGTCTCGGTACGGCATTGACTGATCCACTCAACCTAGCTCTTCCTGGTGGCATTCAGCGTTCATTGGCGACTGCTACACCTAGGGTTGTTGCTCAAGCCGCTCCACGTACTGCTGCTGCCGTACAGAATCTTGGTTCTGCTGCTGGTGGTGGTGCTGTTTCCTCTACTGCTGCTCAGTTGGCAGAAACTGGTACTGTCAACCCTGCTCAGTTGAGTAACGAAATACTTGCTGGCACTTTGCTTGCTGCTCCTTTTGCTGCTACTGGTGCAGCCACAACACCTCGTCAGGTGGCTCCTTTAACGCAATCACAACAAGTTGCTCAACAAGCTGTTGCTCAGGGTGCAACACTGCCGCCTTCTCAAGTCAATCCTACGATTTTGAATCGATTGCTTGAGGGTTTTTCTGGCAAACAACAGACAAGTCAGGTTGCTTCTATCAAGAATCAGGAAGTCATCAACACTCAGGCTCGTAAGGCTTTGGGTCTTGCTCCTGATACACCGATCACTCCTCAAGTTTTGCAGCAGTACCGGGAAGTCAAAGGTCAAGCCTACGATGCTTTGAGGTCCAACCCTGCTTACTACACAGATCGCACATTTATTGGTGATGTCAATAAGCGTATTGCTGATTTGCAAAAGCTTGCTAACACTACAGATGTCAGTGCTGAACTTAATGTTCTTAACGGACTTAAGCAGCTTAGTTTTAATGGCGATGGTCTGGTTGAGCAAATTAAAAGGTTGCGGGGTGATGCTGAAACAAACTTATCATCTGGCGATGCAAGAAATATAAGCTTGGGAAGGGCGCAAAAGTTTGCCTCTCAACAACTTGAAGATCTTGCAGAACGTAACCTGCAAAAGTTCAATCAACCAGATGTGATGAGTAACTTTAAACAGGCTCGTCAAGACATTGCCAAGAGCTATACCATTGAGAAATCATTGAATGCAGCTACTGGTGATGTATCTGGTGCTAAGTTGGGTCAACGTGCTGCTGCTGGAAAGATTGTTCCTGCTGAACTTCAGGCCGTATCTAACGCTGCTGCTGCCTTTCCAACTGCCTTCCAGAACGTAGCAAGGATTGGTAGTGTTCCCGGCATAAGCCCACTTGATGTTGGTGCTGCTGGTGTTGCCGCTGCTAGTTCTGGTAACCCAAGCTTGTTGGCCGCTGTTGCTGGTCGGCCATTGGTTCGTTCTGCAATTACTAGCGCACCATTTCAAAATCGGATGTTGCCAAACACAACTCCTAGAGTCCCAGGATTGCTAAACAGGATTACCACCGATCCATTAGCCAACTACGGAATTGGAATGTTGCCTCAGTACGGTGTGCAATGAAAGATCTTGCTGTTGCCATTTTGGGAGCAGCAGTTCTTACGGGGTTTGTCCTCTATTGTCTCCGTATTCTCACTTGGGCATTTTCATGAGAGTGAAACTTGCTATCGGTATTGTTGTTGTGTGGTGGCTACTACAGGTCGCCTTAGTTGTTGTTAGGGGGCTGTAATGATCGATCCAATTTCTGCTATGGCCGCTGTGAGCGCGGCTGTCAACATGATCAAAAAGGCATCAGCGACTGTTGATGATGTTTCAAGCCTTGGCCCGCTGATCGGCAAGTACTTTGATGCCAAGCACACGGCCACTAAGGCAGCGCAAGAGGCCAAGAAGGCTGGCGGCTCCAACATGGGCAAGGCCATTGAGATCGAACTGGCGCTGAAGGCTCAAAGGGATTTCGAGGAACAACTCAAGGGTATGTTCTTTTCCACCAACAACATGGACATCTGGAACAACATCCAGCAGCGTGTTGCGGAGATGAACCAAGAGGATGTTGCCGAGCAGCGCAGAGAAGCTGCCCGTGCAGTCAACGCAGCCAAGAGACGCAAAGAGGTGATTGAGTTGACCATTGCCATCACGCTTATCTCTGTCATTGCGATCATCCTCTTCTGGGGCATTCTGGAAATTGTCTTTTACTGTTCTGACTACGGGTGCGGTTCATGACATGGACAAGTGGAAAGAAGCCAAAGATGGTTTTGACAAGTGGATCAAAATCAACTGCTACCTTGCCTTTATTTGGGTGGGGTTTAAGTTTCTTCAGTTCTTGCCCCCAGAGATCGCCAACCGAGTCATTGAAGCCTTCTTGGAGAAACTAGGCATATGAAAATTGCACTGATTTTTGTTTTGCTGGCGCTGGTGGGGTGTGACAACACTTATCGCTACGCTTGCCAAAACCCGGACAATTTCCACAAGCCTGAATGCTCCAAGCCCCGGTGCTTGTTCACTCAAGACTGTCCAGAATATTTAGTGGCCCCTATCTTGGAGAAACAAATTGACGCAACAAAACCTTCTAATGAAACACCTAAGCAGTGAAGATATTGAGGTAAGGGTTTGGGGTTTCGTGGTCATCATGATCACGCTAATCCTTGCGGGGATCGTTGCAGCATTGCTGTATTCGGTTACCTTTGTGACCCAACCTATCAAGTCGATGGCTCCTATCGATCAGGCATATACCAAGATGCTGAACGACATCGTGCTACTGATCGTTGGGGGTATTGGGGGTATTGTTGGTAAACGTGCTGTATCTGGTGCGGCCAAGACCTTAAATCCTCCTCCTGTAGCACCACCAAGCCCTCCTCCACAGGTTTACGTTGCACCACCACCTGCAATGCCCGACTTCAACTGGATGGGATACAAGAATCCTGAACTTGATGAGACATGGACACCTGGACCACCTCCCACAACACCACCAGAGCATCAAGAGCCTGATGATGAACGCGCAGAAATAGCACTTGCGCGTAAGGAAGCATCATGACGTCAATACAGCGCACGGGCATAGCAGTGCTGCTTGTGCTGCTTGCCCTATTTGGAATCTACAAGTACGGATATAAAAGTGGCTGGGGTGATCGTGATGTTGAGATGCAAGCTGAGATCGCCAAGAAAAATGAGGAGTCCCGAGCCAAAGAGCAATCAATGGCAAAGGTTGTTGCTGACAAAGAAACTGAACTGAGGAAAGCCAATGATGTTGTCTCTCAAAAACAAACTGATCTTAATAAGCTCATTGCTGCTGGTAGGGTGCGGCTCCCCTCCCCAAGTTGCGTACAAGCCACCCCAAATCCCCCCGTTGCCGCCAGAGATAGCAATGAAGCGGGAAGCAAACCTAGTGGACCGCCTGACCAAGCTCCTAGTGATCCAGGACAGTCCGAGCGCGAAACCTTGAGACTGATTGCAGAGATTGCAGCGGAAGGCGACAAAGCTATCAACCAGCTAAATGCTTGTGTGGCAGCTTACGAAAACATGAGGAGCATCATCAATGGTAACAACTGATCAACTAAAACAACTACACATTGCGCCTGAGTGGGCTGATGCGCTGAACCACACATTTCAGCGGTTTGGCATCACAAGCCCTATGCAAATGGCCGCATTCATTGGTCAATGTGGTCATGAGAGTGCCAACTTCAGGGTGTTGGAAGAGAACCTGAATTACCGTGCTGCCACCCTGTTAAAGTTGTTCCCCCGTACACCTCGTAGAACATGGGGATTTACACCTGAAGAAGCTGCTGCTTATGAGCGTCAACCAAAGAAGATTGCAAACCGTATTTACAGTAACCGTATGTCAAATCGGGATGAGGCTTCTGGTGATGGCTATAGGTTTCGTGGCCGTGGTTGTATTCAGCTAACTGGTACTGCCAACTATCACCATGCTGGCAAGGCTTTGGGTGTGGACTTCATCATGGAGCCTGACTTGGTTGCTACACCTCAGTACGCTGCTCTAACGGCTGGGTGGTTTTGGGATACCCAGAAGCTCAACGCAATTGCTGAGTCTGGGAATCACTTGGCTCTGACAAAGAAGATCAATGGCGGCACTATCGGCCTTGATGACCGAATCAAGCACACCAATCAAGCTTTGGCATTGTTTGGCGGTTAACGCTCAAGTCCTTGTAAGCGGTCTGCAACAAGTTGAGCGTATCCAGCAATGTCGATCCAGTTATCAACGTAATCTGGATCACCAATAGCAATCCTTGCAAGTTTGTGGCAGATCATGTCAAGCGCAACGGTTTGATCTGGTGCAAGTGTGTTTAGTTTATCAAGCTCCATTTGCTCAAACACTGCTTCTTGGATTGCACTTGTTGCTCTGGCAACATCAACAAACTTGCCATAACGCTTGCCTCGTTCGTCAAGGATTTTATCAATCATCACGACTCCTTGATAAAGATTCCTTCTGGTGACAGATGACCCTTGCGGTCTTTAATCTGTTCATAGGCGTGTTTAAAACAGCTTACAAGGTCCAAATCAGCAGTGGCACAACCCATGACAAGGGTAACCAGAATATCGCCGTATGCGTCAATCATGGCCTCTCTGTCATTGTCAGTGATAGCTTGAATTAGCTCACCAACTTCCTCAAGTGTTTTAATGGCTTGCGCTCTTGGATTGCTGTGCTGGACAATCTGACGGGCCTCACCCCAACGGATAACTTCAAGTTCAATTTCTGCAAAGCTCATACTGTCCACTCTCTTTCATTACGACCACTGTTTGATTTGACTGTGTTGCCTGTCAAAACGATAAGGCACATGACCTTTAATTCGTTTAAGCGTCTTGCAACTTGATTGCTCTCAAGGCCAGTTAGCCTTGCAATGCCATCTTTGCCAAGCGGCCCGTTCTTTTCTAAGCACTCAAGAATTATCTTGTGATGCTTGGCAGAGACTTCTTTGATGCTGTCTGCTGCTTCAAACGAGGTTATGGGATCGTCTTTTCTTACCCTTGGGAAAAGGTCCAAAGGATTGCTGCTGAAAAATTCTTTGAAGTTCATATTCATTCCTTGAAGGTGGGTACTCGCTACGTCTGCGGCTGACATAGAGATCAGCGCCTCATTTCCTTTTCGCAGCATCCGCTTTCCCCGTTATTAATTAAAAGGGCAGATCATCATCCCAATTGTCTGATTTGGCTTTTTGGGTTGGCTGGCTTGATTGGCGCGTCTGTTCTTTAGGGCGCACAGACAGGCTGATAAATCCTACATCTGCCTTGCTCTTCTTTTTCCATCCAGAAATCCAGTATTCGATGCCATCAATATTGATGGAACCACTCATATCTGGGTGCTTTTCCTCTGTTTTTTTGTCGTTCTTGAACAACGATCCACGGTTTGTATTGTCGAAATCAGCCATTATTTACCTCTTTAATTTTCTTTAGTGCAGAACGCACGGTGGAAGGCATTTGGTTAGCCAACCAGACACGCTGATCAGCCTCCAAAGCCTGTTCGTCAATCAAGGCAAGAGCATCTTTAGCCTTACCCTGGTTAACCAACTCTGTTGCTCCTGCTGCCAAGTCAGTCAGGAATTCTTTGATGTCTTGTGGGAGATCGTCACCAATACCACCACGGGGTGTGACTACTGGTGCGTTACCTTTTTTCTTGATGCCTTCATCTGTTACTTTGTCAGACGAGTCGATTGCATCGTGTTCAACAATCTCAAGCGCAGCAACCCACAAATACCTGCGGAGGTAGGTTTGTACTGCCCCAAGGTTTTGGATTTCATGCGCCCCTTTAAGAGCCGCAGATGACATGGGAGAGGCGATTTCAATGAAGTCATCTGGCTTGTCAATGTCAATCAGCCTCAAGGTTGCAACTTCTTTTCCAAAAGAAATCACAGAAACAATGCCGTAAATTTTCAACACTTTAAGCGCAGGAATCAAGAAGTCTCCAAGTTCAAAATACTTGTAGCCAGCGAACTTGTTATGCCCCGTCTTCTTCAATTCCAACTCATGGAAGTGTTCTCTTACATCACTCAGTTTTTTATAAATAGACATTTTATTTCCAGATAGTTGAGTCATATTCGTCTTGGATGATTTGATTTTGTGTCTCATCATCAAAGTCTTGGAACTCTAAGAAGTGGTTCTCACCACAGCAAGAGCGTTTGTCGTTACGAGGTTCCATGCAGTAGGGGCAATACTGCACATCATGCAAGTCTTCTTTGGCCTGTTGCAAAAAGTCTTTCATTTCATCTCCAATACAAATACACGGGCTGTGGTCTTGGTGTAGTACATCTGTCCCTTAACAAGCCAAGGCTTTTTATTGCGTATGACGTAAGAGCGCAGTGCTTGTGCAACCTTATCGCAATCTTTCGGTTGGCATGAGATGGATTTCCCTATGTCAAGATCTTTAAACACAGAGTCGTATTTGTAAAACCGAGCAACACGCTTCTTTGGTTGATCAGTAGTAACACGCAAGGTAGTGAGGTCTACTTCCTTGACGTTACGAAATGGGCTTTTGCCAGCAAAGGTGGTTTTGATTACGTTGCTCATGATTTTGTTACCGGAGTTGCGAGGAGCCACTTGTCGCCCAGGAAGCGAATTGACTTGACCCACTGCTTGCAGTTATGACGTTGGATGTGTGTTGGAACACCATTGACGCAGAACAACTTCCTTACTTTTCTTAGTGCTTGAACATTCATTGATATCTCCTTTTTTGTTAAAGCAGATGTGAATGTATCAAGCTTTTTATGGTGTTTATATAGGGATATACCCTAATAGATTTTTCTGTTTTCTTGCGTTAGGCTCATCCCATGAGCCACCAAACACACGAATTTGCTTTAGCTTACGAGCTAATAGTCCATGCCACCGATCAACTGGAGCCATTGCTGCACCCAGATGATCTAGAAGCTGGTATTGTTGCGGTCCTAGCAACAGCACTAGAGATTGCTTCTAAGAAGCGACTAAAGGAATTACATGAAATCTACCAAACCAAGCCCCTTTGATTGGCGCTCCAAACCGTCTTCTTTGTTTACCAAAACAGAGAAGTCAAACATGAACGTGAATGTTGTGGCAAAGACTACTGAGCGTAAAGAAATGAAGACTTATTCCAGAGCCGGAATAAAGTGATATAGTTTAATGAAACCCAGGCTAGGTCGGACTAATTACCCGACCGAAAAGTGTCCCCTTCCACCTGCCTGTGCGTTTCTTCTGAAGTGGGGTTTTGAACGGAAAATCATGCACTACTACCAATTTCACATTGGCGACTACGCTAGTCACACTCGTCATCTTTCCTTGATTGAAGACCTTGCTTATCGTAGGCTTCTGGACTTCTATTACCTCCATGAGCAGCCCATCAGACAGCGAGACATTGCTCGTCAAATAGGCATGAGGGATCAGGAGCAGGACGTTCTTACAGTCCTGAATGAGTTCTTTGTCTCCACTGATGCTGGCTTTGTTTCTCCAAGGGCAGACAAGGAAATACAACATTACCACTCAAAAGTTGAGCAAGCGTCTAAGGCTGGTAAAGCATCCGCTGAACGCAGGTCAAGCATCCGTTCAACGGACGTTCAACCAACCAATAACCATAAACCAATAACCATTAACCAAGAACCAAAGAAGGAGAAGTTCGCTGTCGCTTCCTATGTTTGGCCTGAATGGATTCCTTTGGAGACTTGGTACGCATTTCTTGAGATGCGGAAAAAGATGAAGAAACCACCAACGGAAAAGGCTATCGAGCTTTTGATTGCAAAGCTTAAAAAGTTTAAGGATGCTGGGCAGGACATTCAGGCAGTACTTGAAAAATCCATCACTAGTGGTTGGCAAGATGTTTTTGAAATTAAAGAAAACAAGACCTTTGCCCAACAAGCTGCTGACGTTGCGCGGACAACAGTTCCTGCCCAACATTCCGGTCCTGACCCTGTGTTGCTTCAGATTGCTGCTGACAGACAAAAGGCTGCTCCAATGCCTGACCACATCCGTCAACAAATCAACCAAGTATTGAGGAAGGCATGAGCCATTACCAAGCAATGCAAATACTGGACAAGGTGCGTGAAGGAGTGCCTTACCCAGCACACATCATTGACCAAGCACTCCGATTAACTGGTGACCTGGATGAAGCCAACTGATAGCGACCAATACATGATTGAGCTTGGTGAGGCCAGAGTTCTGTATGGAACGTATCAGTCAACCAAGCAAAAGGTCTTAACGCCTGTTCGGATTAAGTGGTTGACAAAGATGTATGGCCCTGGCTCTGTTGAAAGAATCAGGGGTTACATGATCAAGCTTCAAAACGGTGAGTTAGATTAGGGTAAATCCCTATATTAATTTGCTTTATCTCAATAAATAATTGTCTTGCCAATGACGGCATAAAAGGAAACGCAATGAAAGTCAAAACCACTGTTCACATCTTCTACAGCAAATATTCTTGGGAGGACGAAGGCGAGTACCTCGTTTTTTACACCAAGGTAGATGATGACGAATTTCGTACATACGTTGGTCAGCAAGAAATTGAGATTGAAGTGCCGGACAACTACGATCCTCGCGCACAGAAGATTGCAGCCTTGCAAGCCAAAAAGGAAAAGATCATGGCCGACTATCAAAAGACTGTGACCGAGATCAACACTAGGATTTCCAAACTTCAAGCTATTGAGTACACAGCATGAAGGCCGTAGCATTAATCTTGGCGGTGCTTTGTTGTGGCGCACAAGCCCAGCAAAGCTCAATCCTATTTACTGGACAGGACTTGTACACAAGGCTGACAACAATGCCCGTATGGGCCTATGGCTACATCTCAGGTGTTGCTGATTCGCAATCAGGGATCACGATTTGCATTCCACCGGGGGTTGTGACGGTGGGGCAGATGGGAGACATGATTAAACAATCTTTAGAGCGAGTGCCATCTGAGCGCCATTTGGCCGCAGACATATACGTCCAGGTCACTTTGTCCAATCGTTGGCCTTGTGCAAGAAAAGGTAGCGCAATATGAGCAATGACTTTTGGAAAGACTACGAGTCAGAGCTGGATGGGCCAAAAAATTACATCTTCGCAGACCTCAACCCTAAATATGCTGGCGGTTATTGGGTTGGGGGTCTTCAAATCAATATAAAGGAAAAGCCAATTTGGCTGCATCGAACGATGATGCGGTTGTGCTTTGGCTGGGAATGGAAGGATGCCAAATGACTAAAGACGAAATCAAAATACACAACGCTGCTGTTGAAGCAATGTTTCAACAGATCAAACCTATTGTTGAGAGCTATGAAAGTTCTGTGGTTCTCAACACCCTGTTAATTACTTTGGCTGCTTGTGGTCAGCAAACCGACTTGGAGCCTGAAGTGTTTAAGGCCGCAGTGGTGTTGGAGCTTGACCGCCTGATGCTGATCAACGCAGAGCGTAAGGGGATGCTGTCATGACCAAAGACGAAGAATTGGCATTGGACTTGGCGCTGGAGACACTTGAATCCATACAGGCTGCGTACCCATGTGAAACGGTTGGGAAAAGAATCACCGCCATCAAGCAAGCCCGTTCAGCACCTGTGCGGGAGCCAAAGTGCAACCCACACCCTAAAGCCCCACACGGGTTTGATCGTAACGCCAGCCACAACGCTGACCGCTATGTTTGTGAATGCGAAGGATGGGATGCGTATGACGCTGGCTATCAGGCAGGAATTGAAGACACATACAAACGTATGGAAGCCCTCGACAAGAAGGCAGAGAACGCCAGAGAGTTGGGGCTGGACTATGAGCCCGCTGATGGCACTCAGGTGTCAAAGGTCTGGTGGGATGGCGAGAAGCTGATGGCTAAACCGATTCCCTTTGTGGAATTTTACAAGCCTGTGCAGGGGCCTTCCATACGATTTAACACGGCAGAGGCGTTGGACAAAGCCAAAGCTGATCGTGACAAGCCTGTCACACCAGTGGAGTACATCCCTGTAATCAGTGAAGTTGGGTCAGATTCCAACATGGTGTTCCCTGACACGATGTATGGACTTTTGCCAAAAGGCACTGGGAAGATTACGTTGCACGAGTCAAAGCCAGCACCTGTGCAAAGCGCGGAGCGCGGGGAGCCTGTGGGGTACGTTGCTGAAAATGGCGTAGTCGATTGGAATGTTTGTGCGCCCCCTATATTGACAGACCTCTACACCACCCCACCCGCAGCACAGCGGCAATGGGTTGAGCTGACACCTGAGAAGATTGACGAGCTAATGTATCGCTTTACTGGTTATGAATTGCTTTATGCCATTCAAGCTGAACTTAAGGAAAATAACACATGAGAGACACGATAGACATGGCCCGTGAGGCTGGGGGTGACGATTGGGGTTTGTTTAAAGACTTTATGCCAGAGATTGAACGCCTTGTTGCCCTTGTCCGTGCCGACCAAGACGAGAAGTACAAGTGGGACATTCATTCATGTGGCCCGACCTGCAAACGCTATGCCTGTGTGGCAATGCGTGAGGCTGTTGAGGCTGAAAGAGAGGCGTGTGCAAAGTTGGTGGAGCCAGATGAAGAACATCGCCGTGATGCCTCATGGGGATACATAGGTGGAAAAGATGGTGTTGAATTGTTAGATGGTAAAGCCGCCGCCATCCGAGCAAGGGGGAACACATGACCTACGACTACCAAGGATCGCTGTCCCAGAAGCTGGTGGATGAGCTGCTGGAGGTGGTACACAAGTACGACGAGACGTTGATGGTGGCAACCGCCATCGGATGCCTTGAAATCGCCAAAGCGCAAGTGTTGCTGGATCACATGGAGGTGGAAGATGACGATGACCCAATGTAAACACCGCTGGATACTGACCCCCGCGCCAGACCGCAACCACTACCACTACCAATGCGCCAAGTGCAACGAGACGGCTTGGGCTACGTTAAAGGAAAAGAATGAGGCCTGACAGTCCTTGCATAGCAGTCTGTACAACCTTGTATGACGAGGTGTGTAAGGGCTGTGGCAGAACTTACATGGAAGTTGCTTTGTGGAACGAGATGGAACAGCACGACAAAGAGCAGATCTGGCAACGCATAGACAAAGAAGCAAAAGCCTGGAGATACAACAGATACAAGGACAGGACATGACCTTTTCGGTAATCTTTCAAGTTGAAGGTACACCAGTTCCCA